GGATCTTTGATTACTTTATCTAGGTTATCAATGTATCCTAAACAGTGTTCAAAGATTACCAAAGTCTCTAAATTAACTTCACCTGCATAGTATCTTTGCAACAATGGTGGGTGTTGTCCTTCAGTAAAAAATATATTGTCAAAGTTGTTGTCTGTTTCTTCTAATAGAACATTAACATCTTGTTTAAATTTATAAGTAAAAGACTCTTGATGTATCTTCCATTTAGTGTAGACATCCCTACTAAATGAACCAATGTATCCCTTAGGATCATTGATAAAATTAGCGACGAAATATCCTAAGACATCTTTCTCAGAATACTTTGTCGCTAACTTTTTAAAGAAGAAACGATCACGTCTTTCTTCAAATGATTTTTCACTAGCAGATACTTTGCCATTGTATTTTTGATAATCATACTTATCTTTGGTGAAGTGATTTTTTAATGCAAGATACATTTTATACACTTCAAACCCTGTCACAATGGTAGAACTCCTTTAGATGATTGTTTCATGTAGTTTAGTCTCTGTGCTTCATGACGGAGACGTTCTTTTAATGGTTTTGAAATTAATTTGGGAACTGTTTCCACTTCAATTTCATTCTCTTGACAGTAAGTAACTACTGCTTCAATGTAAGTAATGAGTCCATTACTATTCTTTACTAACCTTTCAATCTCAGTAGAGAATTTACTTGCGGTAAGAAATTTATCTTCGAGTTTTTCTTTAGACATTTCTTCCCCTAACAAATTCTTCGATGTAGGTTTTAAGTAATTGTAGATAGTCATCAAGATTGTACTTCTCAAATACTTGTATAGATCCTTCTTCAGTGGCGATAAGTGTGACAATTTTCTTTACCTCAATTCCTGATCGTTCGAGGAACATCGCTGCGTATGCAGTCTCTTGGACAAAATAGTTTTCGATGTATTCCTCTTTTTTTTCTTTAGTAGAAGTTTTGAAGTCTATCACTGCTAACTCGCCATTGAACTCAGCAATGCAATCCACTCGACCTGCTAAACCAAGGTAATGTGAATAGAGAAACGTCTCTAAACAATGAATGTTATTAATTTGGTTTAGTGTAGATTTTGCTGCTTGAAACATTCTAACAGATAATGGATTATTTTCCAAGTATTTGTCAGTGTTTAATTCACCTTTGAAATAATCTTCAGCAAGGTTGTGAAATGCTGTACCTCGTTGAGTGGCACGAGCAGTGATACGATTAGCCTCTGTTTCACCAATTTTATTTCTCCAATCCTTAAAGAATTGTGCGTTCTTGAAAGATGTGATTGAGGTCACGCTTGGATAATATTTATCAGCACCAGGAATAGGATAGTATCTTACTCCGTTTTCATTCACAGGTTCAACATCAATCTCATTAACATTGACATCAATAAAGTTAAACATTTAAAATCCTAAATTGTATTTTGCTATGAGATATGACTTGACTAAACCAGAACGAACGATATCATCGATACCAAATTCAATGCAAGAAAAATCCTCCATGTTCTGTAAGATTTTTATGAAATCTGATATGCCATTCTTATCATTCTCTCTGGTTAAATCAGTTTGAGTTATATCACCACAGAACATGATCTTACTATCTTCTCCAATACGAGTGATCATAGAATCAAGTTCGTGGAAGTTTAGATTACTAAACTCGTCTACAATAACAATAGAATTATCAAGGGTAACACCGCGAATAAAACTTGTAGACCAGAAACTAATAGTTTCCTGTGCTCTGAGGTTGTCATAAAGCATGTCAAATGAATTGTCATCAGGCATACTAAACATATACCTAACCATATTCTTGTAAGGAATCTGATACAATGCAGACTTATCTTCATGGTCACCTGGTAGGAAACCAATTTCACGAGTAGGCACGAGTGACCTTACAATGTATATTTTATCATATGGTGAGTTCTCGTCAAGCACTTGCTGTAAAGCAAGATACAAAGTGATGAAAGTTTTACCCGTACCTGCAGCACCATGGAGCAATAGGTTTTTACCTAATCCATGATGCTCAAAAGCAACCTTCTGATTATCTGTCAGAGGTTTGATCTCTGTCATGTATGACGAGTCAATAGGTTTCTTTCTTTTCATTTGTTTCCTTGACATACCATTAGGAAAAGTTTTAGGAGAGTTAGTTCCTTTTCTTGCTCTTGCCATAATTTAAGTAAAACGACTCAAGTTTGCACCAGGATGTGCTTTTTGGACTTTAGACATGACTTCTTTAAATCCGTCATCCATCTTCGGTTGACCATATGTTTTACCTGCAACACCTGCGTGCCAATCTTTATCCCAGTCAGGATTGTCTTTCCTCCACTGATCATAATCACTGATACTCATATTAAGTTCTTTTTTCTCTTGAGTATTTTTATTTATTACAGGGTATAAAGGCATGTTAAATCCACTCCAATGCGGTTGATATGATTGGGAATTGCTCGATAAAGATTTGTTTAGAACCATTAGCAATGTCCATGTGTTCTTTTTGCGTTCCATGTGCAGAACGTAGATCAATATAATGAATCCAAGAACGTAAAGATCCCGTCATGTAAAGACGAGTAGGAGTTGCTAGAGGGAGTACGAACCTCGCACACTCTTTAGCAATACCTTGATTGAGCAACTGTTTATAAAGTTGCATACTATTTTCAAAGTGTTTCTTTATTTTAATATCAAACTCTTGTTTTGTAAACTCATCAACATCATCAATACTATTCTGTCTGTTCTTCTCATCCTGACGACGTAATTCAAACATAGGAATTTCTTCAGCGAGCATTGAAGAGTCAGCGTATCGCTGTGAAAATTCTTGATATGTAAATGATCTATGTCGTAAAACTTGAGCAGCAATACCTCTGGTAGTTTCAATCTGAAGTGTCATGGATGCCTGTTCAAAGACGCTCCAATGCCCATGTTTAATACAATACTTAAGAAGACCCTCAACCTTAGGGTTCTCTTGATTCTTAGGGTTTGAGACCCTTGCGATGTAACCAATAGTCTTTTCAGCGTCAGGAGTGACGGAGATCAGAGATACATTATTCATTAGATGATGCAAATAAAATTCTAGAAATTAAGTATAGGGCAACTGCTTTTAGATAACCAATGGTTGCTAAACCAAAAAGACCTGGCATTAACCAGTTCCATAATAGCATAAGAATGAGTGGTTTGACAAATACACCTAACACATTAGATGCTGCCTTGTATGCTTCTTCATCCTTTTGCTTTTTGATTTTTATTTTTTCCTCTCTTGATTTATTGAGGAAAACATTCATCGCGTTTTGCGTTTGGGTTTCTTTTTCTGGGATGGATCGTTCCATAATTTAGGATTAATTCTACCTTCTGATTGTGTAAATTTTACAAAATCTTTTTTATAAAGATCATAATAATAATCAAAAAGATCTACTGCTTTATCTCCAATCGCAATATCATACACAGGTTTACCATCCTGTTTGTACTCAACAAGATATGCAGTGTATGGTAGCGATTTATCTGCTGCATCATTGGGATCGCAATTTGCTTTTAGGACTTTGATGCCCATCAACTGCGACCTCCCCACTCAATCTGTGGAAATGCTTCTGAAACTACTGCTTTAGTAATTCTCTTATACTTTTCATTGAGTCTACCATCCTTACAAAGAACAAGAAGTTCTGCTTCTTCAGAAGATAGACCTTCAAGTAATTGAACAAACAGAGTTTCTCTCTTCAAAGCTTTGATTCTAGGATCACCACCTTTGAAGAACCTATAGAGTCCTCTATACTCTTGTTCTAATCTAGTATGGTCTGTACCAACTGGTGCATCGTTAGGTGTATAAGGCACATCACCTTCGGGGAGTTCTGAAATGATACTCTCATCGAAGTTAATTACCATGAGTTGACGAAGAGCAGGAGTGTTATGCTTCTTAAGCAAATCCACTTTCTCTTTTTTCGTCTTTGCATTAGAGACCTTCCTTAAGATCTCACTAATAAGTAACCTAGGGTTACTATTCATAACTGATTTTGTAGGCATAATTAAATTGAATTCATTTAATCTTCTTCATCATCGTCATCTTCGACGATCATGTCACGAAGGTAAATTAGCTCGTCATGAACAATTTGACCGTTCTCATCTAGCATTTCTGGATGAGATACTGATTTAGCATAGGCAGCGTTTTCGATGTAATCTTCAACGTAACCTTTTGCCAACCAAGAAATAGTTATACCAAGCAAGAATGCTCCGATAGTAACTAGAACCGCTATCGCTATCAACAAATAATCGTATAGCATAGTAGACCTCCGTAGTTAACTTTATTTAGATGTTTTTCTACGACCTGGTCTCTTCCACCATTCGTATTGCCGAGCATCTATCAAAATCTGTGACAAGTACTTTGAGATTTTCCTTGCTTTAGGTTTACCAAGATGCCCATATGCTTCACGAAGTTGTTGATGATAAGAATCAGATCCACCTTTGACGTATGCGTCAAGGTCAGAAATAGTCAACGCTAATTGTTTAGCAGTTGTGCTTTCGATAAATTCTTGTATTTCTACACGTTTAATCTTGCTATGAATCAGATACTGATATGCTTTGAATAGAAACATATTCTTTTCAAACGCTGCATCAATAGCAGAATCAACAAGTGTATAGAATTCTTCCATTAGACAAGGTTATTTTCACGAAGGTATTTTACTGTCTCTGTGCAACCACCTAAGTTAGTTCCACCCAAGACAACTTGAGGAAAAGTAGATCCCTCTCCAAATTGAGTATAGAATGCATTCCTCTCAAAGTCAACCCCCAATTTATATTCTCTGTAATTATAGTTCTTTCCTTCTAGCACCTGTTTAATTTTTGTGCAGTAAGGACAACCCGATCTCGTGTAAATTGTAAAGTTCATAGTTAACTAGAATTAAAAAAGGGACTCATAGAGTCCCTTGTATCATCTTATATAGATGAGTTTAGAAAGTAAACTTAACTCCTGCCTTTGCAGAGAAGTCAATGTCATCATCAGATGTAGTTACACCAGAGATTTCTCCGTAGAACTTATCGTAAGATCCACCAAGGTATCCAATTAACTCAACGTCACCGAACTCGTCAGATGACTCAGTATGAGTTACTGTAGGACCACCAGATACGTACCAACCGATACCACCAGGTGTTTCTCCTTCGTATCCTACAACTGCTTCTAATCCACCAGATGTATATGTTCCATCAGGATATGATCCAGTTGCTTCTAAGTTAACATATGGACCAGCAAAAGCTGCACCAGATACTAGAAGAGGAGCTGCAGCGACTGCAGCGATTGTTGATTTAATCATTTGTTTTTCTTATTTACTTGCTGAGTGATTACCAGCAGATGTGAGAGAACTCGACGTGTTCTCGTTAGGTTGAACTGTAGAGACCTAGCGGGAGTAATTGAGCCATTCGGAAATCTTTGTTCGCGAAGCGTCCTTCGCTTCGAGTATTTATACTAACACTTTCTTTGGGATCTGTCAAGTGTTTTCTTCTTCTAATTTTTTCTTTGCTCTTCTTTTGATTAATTTGGCAAAGAGAACATCTTCTTTAGTCCACAATTTCTTGTTGATCTTGCGTTCCCTGATGATCTTTTTTGCTGCTTTGATTGTTTCTTTTGGATTCATGTCTTGCCTTTGTTTTGTATTCGTCTAGTTCTTTCCTTGCTTCAATTAGCATTTGACGTGTCTTAGCACTATCCTCATAGTATTGATCAATGTCTAAGTTAGGTACGATAACGTCTGATGGATCTACTATTGCATCAAAGTGTGCATCATCATCTCCTAAAATCTCTCTCAATTCTTTAGGTAAATTTTTATTTTTGATTATTGGTAAGTCCATTAAGTTGTAGTATAAGTGTAACCTATTGCCCTTCTAGTATCCCAAAATAAATTTGCACCACTTTGGACGTTAAGGTTTAGAGATGACGCTATTGTAGCACCAGATTGTGATATTGTCCATGCTACACCACCAGGATTATCTGTCCATGTATTACCCGAAGAGGGATTAGTATCAGTTACATTAGTTACTGAGACAACAAGTGTATGTCCACCTGCACTCAGACTAGAGAGAGTGGTAGTTGTGCTAGAAGTGAATGAACTGGATGTTGCTATCTGCGTTCCATCAAGTGTGAATGTAGCAGTGTTATCTGCCTGACATTCAAAATCATAATTACCTGTGGTAGGAATATTTATATTATAAGTTGCTGTCTGAGCAGAGTCTAATAATGGATCTTGATTACTAGGAAATACTGCATAGGTATTCATAAAAGAAGACCACAATGGATGAGGACCTGAAGCGATCCAAGCAATACTTGTTGCAGATGTACAAACTCCACCCTTACACATTTTAATATACCAACCACCAGGATTTCTATCCCACTTATATGCGTTACCAGTTGGAAGACCATTTGAGTCAGTGAATCCACCTGCAGAGTTTGTGCAGTTTACAGTGATTGTTGCTATGCCTACACTAAGAGATGCTGTGGCAGTGTATGGAGTAGTGTTAGAACCATTTTCAAACATCCCACCTGTTGCAGTTATGAGTGCAGACGTAGAGTCTCCTAAAGTCAACGTGCCAGTATCATCACATGCAAATTCAAATCCATAAGTATCCGCTTCAGTAATAGGAACTCTATAAGTTACTACTTGAGGTACTAATGGAAGTGTGCAAGTGGCAGGATTAGTCCATACCCCATACTTGTTTGCTTCTGCATTCCATTGACCATTAATATTTGTTGTAGGAGTTGCTGCTAGAACATCAGTGATAGTAAATCTAGCATTACAATCACTACCATCACCATCTTTTAAACATAATTCAGCATTACTATTTTGAACTATAGGATTATTTGCAGCGTTTAGTCCTGTATATGTTATTGGATATGTGCCTGTTGATAGTTCTAATGAATGACTTTCTGAACCAGATCTACCAACTTGTGTCCATGTAGTAGATCCTATTTGAATATTACTTACTGCAGTGCCATTGATACTTGGATTATCATCCCACTCTAATTTTAATTGAACTATACCTTCTCCTGTTCCACCGACTACTAAGTTAGAACTTGTAGAATCAAAGGACGCTGTGATTGTAGCATTGTTCAGTATACTTTCATTCTCAGAAATTACAGGAAATGTTACTGGTGAAGAACCC